TGAGAACTTAGCCATTATTTACCCCTTTGATTCATAGCCCGAGCTAGGTTGCGCCCGTACTTCTTAGCGTTGGCGCTAGTTACACCGCCTTTGGCTAGTTTAGTTGGATTCTTACCAGAATGCATACTTTTCTCATGCTTACGTACTTCGGTATCAGCAATCGACTTAACTTCTTTCTTATCCATGATTTACCCCTATGAAATTGTTACTGTTCCAACACTTGTAGTAGCTACCAAATAATTAGGCGTTAACGGTGCATCAAATGAACTTGCCCCGCCAACGGGACTCCAACCCCACTGTATATCTCTAGAACCACCAGACAAATTACCTGCTGCATTTACACCCGAAGTTACATACGTTGTATCTCTGCGAGGGTTCCGTAACGCTTGTGGATCATCTACTGGAAACGTTCCTAACATTAACTGCGGATGATCTGGATCCCAACACTCCGGGCAAACTAACAACTCATACTTACGCTGCTTGATAATCTCTGTCTTCAGTTTCTTAAGTTTATACTGTTGACCACAACGATCGCATTCTGCAATCGCTATCTTACCAGAGGCGAACCTATTACCCATTACGAACTACCAATATACATTTGCCGAGGAACAAAACGAACCGCAGCTTTCTCTCGATCTTCAGAGCTGGCAAGATCCCATGCCTCGTCATACTGTTGTTTAAGAACTCCTAAGCGTTCCATGCCATTAGGCACTTTCAACGCTACGTAGTATGCCAATCCTGCAACCATGCAGGGGATGAACCTGAAAGGCACATCCATTGTATTGGGCCCACTCCCAGCATCATCAATCCTACGCAGTCTCCAGTAAACGAAGGTATACGTGGTTGAATTATCTGGCACGGGCCAAACCGTAATTCTTGGTGTTTCTTGCAGACGCTCAATCCATACTTGGATTGGTCTGGCTTGCTGTAACTTGTTAGGGATCGTAGCGTACGTGGAAACACTAATACGTGTTATGGTGAGGTCTGCTTGCGTTGATGCGCTACCAGCGCCCGTACGGATTACGTGCTCTAATAAATCTACAGTATCTGACGGCAAGTTATAAGTCGCTGTGCCAGCAACTAACGTGATACTACCTTGCTCAAAAGTCCACATGTTTAACCCACGGTTTGCCCAATCGGCAAACAATAGGTTTAGTGAACGTCTTGCTGTCTTTAAATCATAACCCGAGCGAACTTCTGAACCAGCGCGTTCAAATGCTTCCTCTACCAAGTCGGTGAGGTCTAGATTAAACGCTGTGGTTCCAGAAAGTGCCATTATCTATATCTCGCTGTTTTCTTTGCAATACTTTTGGGTTGAGCTACAAACTGTTTACCCGCTGCCTTACCTGCTCGTTTTGCCTTAGTTGTTGCCGCATATTCAGCAGAACTAAGACTTTTAATAGCCGCTTCCGGGAGATACCTTTCTCCCGTCTTACTTGATGGCTTACCAGACTTGGTGCGCCATTTTTGATCTCCCCAAGACTTCAAGGATTGTTGTGGTGCTTTCATTCAAAATCTTCAGCAGTTAAACCAGATTCTTCAAGAATCAAATCTTCAATAACTTCTTCTGTACCGCAAGTGCATGGCCCACCTTCTTTAATGGCGCATTGGCACATATGTTTTATATATTCAATCACGATAACCACCTCCGGCTTTTTTGTACTTCTTGGCTACTAACTGCGCTTTACGGGCTGACCACTGTCCCGCACCTGTACCCTGTGTTGCTTCTGCTTTAACTTGTGAAACAATACGCTTGCGAAGACTAGGCTTAGTATAGTTTCCCGCAGCATTTACTCCACCGCCTTCAGCATATTGCGTGAAGTCAGTGTCATCCCGACGAGCTTTCTTTTTCCCGCCGGGCATCTTTGTTGGGCTAATAGCACCCATACCGCGTGAAGCCATCATCTTAGCAAGCCTTGCCGCCACGGTTCATTGTAACCATTGAACCTTTAGTCTTACCACGCTTGGCAATGCCATCAGCAGCGCTGGTGTAACCACCAGAAGCCATCTTGATCATTGTGCCTTTAGTCTTGCCACGGGACTCAATACCGCCGCCACGAGCCATACCTTTCATTTCTGCTTCTTCATGCTTAACCATAGAAGCAGGAGCACCCTTCTTTTTAAAGAAGTCCACTTCCTTCTTAACCATGGCTTTTGACTCTTTAACATCACCGCCACGCTTCATGGCAGGAGGCATACCGCCGGGCTGAGGCATTTGAGGAGCTGGCATTTGAGGAGCGCCACCCATTGGGGGACGACCACCCATTGCTTTTTTCTTTGCCATCATCATTGCTAACATTCTTGGATCCATTGCCATATCGCCACCTTTTGAAAAAGATTTACCTTTGTCAGCTTTAGAGAAGTCTTTGCCGACGGATTGAGGAACACCTGCTTTCTTCGCAAAAGCCGGACTATGAGCTATGGCTTCCATGAAGTTATGCTGCTTTTTAGATACGGACGGCATTAGCACACCTTGCCACGAGTTTTACCACGTTGAGCAATACCATCACCACGACTAGAAGCTGAAGATACAGAACCGCCACGTTTCATCATGTCTTCAGGTTTTACGTGTCTGCTGCTCCATCTTTCATTAGTTGGAGCTTCTTTTTGCGCTTTCCGAAGTTTGCTTAATCTGTCACCTTGGCGAGCCCCAAATTCATTTCCGTATTTGGTACTTAACGCATCTTTTTCTGCTTCAGCAAGTTTTTTTCCTCTTAACACAGCAGATGGAGGTGTGTATTCCGGTGTAGATTTAGCTACACTTCCAGTCAATAACTTTGTTTCACTAGCAGGGCCTGACAACAATTTAGTTGATGAAGGGCCTGATAACAGCTTCTGAGATGAAGAGCCAGCCAATTGCTTGGCTGCATTTACAGTTCTCAATTCATCTAAAGCGCCTTTTGCATACTTAAGACCTCTGCCAATAGGCAATGCAGAAGGCAATCCTTCTTCTAAAGTTTTAGCGCCACGTTCTTTAGCTTCAGCACTTCTTGTTCCCATGCCGCGAGTAGGAACTGCTGAAGATCCAACGCCAACGCCTTTACTTTCATACGATTTTTTGTTGGCGACTTCTTCTTCTGAAGCTCTATCTTCAGGAATTATTGGTTCAATTCTGGTAGTTTTAGAAACGCGAGTGACAGCTTTATTCCCGGCATTTCCCGTAGATTTCTTTTCATTCTCTGCGATAAGTCTTTGGGCATTGCGGTCTATAGTGCTGCTATACATCTCATCAGGATTTATATCATTACCTTCAGAGTCTTGGGTTTCGTATTCAACGTCGCCACCTTCTTCATACCGTTTAACTTTTCTCATGATTTATTTTCCTGACTGAATGAGTTGATCTATCTTTGCTTCTAACCGGTTAAATCTTTGATCTATGTGATCAGTAATTCTTTGAACCTCTGCGTTTGTTATATAGTCACGGGCTATCTCTTCCCGAGTTCTATTTAACAAAATATTAAGACGTTTTAACTCTTCAAACTTCTCTTTAATAAAGAACCAAAAACCACTAATTATTACGGTTAGAGTAGCTGACCAGATAGTATTCAGATCCATTTAGCACTTCCATGCACGTAAAGATTTATTGATACGTGAATCCGGATCACTGGCCGTCTTCGCACTCGTCAGCTTCTTCTTCATACCGGTCATCCTTGCACAGAATGATGTTTTGCGGCTGCCACCTTCGGGTTGTGGAGCTTTTAATCCCGGTTTCCCCGGATTGGCTGCATTGTAGGAAGCTCGACCTTTGGCGTTTAAACCGCCTTTGGGGTTCTTGCCTTCTTTGCGTTGCCATGCAGGAGACTTAGCCATAAAACACCGTTATACCGGTAACGGAACCAACACTAATTGTTAAATGCAAGGTGGAGGCAAATAAAATACCTTCTCCCGGAATTTGGCAATAGTAAGGAACAGGATTTGTTTGTGACGCAATATCTATTTGACACAGGATAGTGCCTGTTGCGCTACCATCACGAAACTCAAATGTAGCAGCGGTTGCAGCTACTGGGGCTACAGAAAACCCTTTTAACCTTGCTCTTCCCGCAAACAAAGAACCAGCAGCACTTAGATGAGCTGATTTAACATCGGTTTGCATACCCATAATTAATCTCCAAAATTGTTAACGGGGGCCTAAGCCCCCTAGATTAATTAAACGGCAGTTGGATTAGCTGCACCATCAGAACCGCGTACAATATACTCAACAGTAACTACAATTGATCCAGCAGTTGCATCTGCGGTAGCAGCTGTAAATGTGCCGTAGATGATTGCGTCAGTTGTACCGATGGCAGTGTAAGCAGCTTGCGTAGCAGCAGCGATCGTAGCAGGTGAAGTTTGAACCGCAGTTGTTCCGCTATTTACGGAAGTCATGTATAGGTTACTTGTTCCAGAGCTGCCAATGGTTACGCCGCAGTTGCTTGCACCGGTTAAGGCAACAGCAACTTCAATGTTGAAACGTACAATCTTTGCGCCAGCGGGCAGTGTAAACATCTGAACTGCGGTTGGGCTTGCCAAGATAGTTGCGGTAGCGGCAGTATAGGTCTGAGCAACAGTCGTTGCACCCATATTGCGGATTGAACCAGCGGTTGTTCCGGTGGTGTTCTTAACAGTGCCTAATAGCCAAGGGCCAAGGTGAGTAGCGAAACCCATTTTAATATCCTTTTCATGCGTTAAGGCATATCAATCTGCATGTCGTCAGCCGGGACTGTTTGATATACCGGTCTTCCCGGATAGTGTGTTTATACCACTATGTTTAAACTTATGCAATAAAAAAAGGGGTTTTTAAGCCCCTTTTTTCACTACCTGATATTACGACGATCCCGGGCTTCCGTAGATGCCTAGTGGATCAGATACACCGAAGCTGTAACGCTCACGAGCTTTGTAACGTACATTGCCAGTGTCGAAGTCCCCGTCCATTGAGTTCGCCAACGGGCTACGCACAAAGTGCTTCAAACCGTTAGGTACGTCAGTGGTTAAGAACCAACCGTTTGTATCCGTGAGATAGTGGTTAACAGTGTAACCATCAGGGATAGAACCGTTGTTCTTAATAGCGTTAACGTCGTTGTCAGTGGTTCCGACGCGGAGTTCGGTTTCCAACAAACGAGTAGCAACGAACATTAACGCTGGAGGAACAATCAACTTCTTAGGCTTGGCGGCGATCAACAGACCACGTTCGTCAGTCCATGCAGCGATTTGAATAACTGCGTTTTCCAACGAAGTTTCATTCAAGTCTGCAGCGGTTGCCGGGCGATTGCTGTTAGTACCACCAGAGACCAACGGATGGGCAGTTGAGCATAAGCTCACGCCGTCACCGTAAGTTACAGTGCCGCTGAACGCATTGTTCAGAACTGCAGCAGCTTTAACTTGCTTGGTGTAAGCCATAGCACGAGCCAAGGCTTTGGTGTAGCGTGAAGACAAAGAATCATACAGATTGTCTTCAACAGCTTCTTCAGTAATGGAGAAGCCCAAAGCAATAGTTTCGTGGTTGTAGCGGGCAGTCCAAGCTTCCTGTGCATTGTCATAAGCGATGGCAGAGCCCTCGTTCTTAACAGGTGCAGCAGAGAAACCAGACAGTTTTGTTTCTTCTTCAAAGCTACGCTCCGATGTCTCGGTTTCGTAGATCTCTTTGTGCTCTTCGCCGTATTTGGCATACTCTAAACCAAACAATGCATTGAGCCCGGGGAGAAGTTCTTTAAGTAGTTGTGCGCGTGAAATAGCCATTTAAATGTCTCCTTAAGCTACAGCAGTGCCAGCATAGTATTTGTGCAAACCAAAGTTGATTTTCACAAGCACTTCTGGATACTGGGTAAACACAATTGTTGCATTTGAAGCAAAAGCTACTAATGGTGCTTGATTCAGCACAATCGTTGTAGAGTTTGTTACAGAAGCAACATACGAACCGCTGGCAATATACTGACCATTTGAAGCTAACGAACCAACATCACAGCCAACCATCGGTGTGAAGCTAATTGCGGAAGCAAGCGTAACGGTAGCAGTAGAGATACTTGAATAAGTGCCTGTGCCTAATGCTACGGCGGTTTCAGGAACTAATCCCATTACACGAATTGGCAGAGCCGCAGTCAGTGCAATAGAAGTATCCGCTAAAACAGCATTTGCTGAATTACCAGTGTTAACGCTACCTGTGTTGTTAACAGCCGCTAAGTTTTGACCAATCATAGCACGAGCAGCAGATGCTATTACTGTAGTACCAGAAACCATTGCAGCTTTGAAGACCGTATCAGGATCATCACAAACAATAGCTACTGCATCACCAGCAGCCGTTGAAGCGGGCCAGTATTGCGAGAAGGTTAATTGTTTAGTAACAGGATTGGTATAGCGGCAGCCTAAGAATACACCCATAAGCGTACCGACAGTACCGGTTGAGACAGAGATACGTTGTAAATCACCACGGACTAGCGTTACAAAGTCACCGTAAAAGATGTTTGTAGCGTAGGCGTAGGTAATAGGTAGTTCACGGGTAGACCCCGCAAATACCTGACCACCGATCAGGTTGATCGGCTTTAACCCGTAAGGGGCATCGACAACAGGATAAGCCATAATTAACTCCTAAGTTGAATAACTACCGATTTCCGAGAGTTACCTTAGAGCTACGTTCTTTAAACATAGGCATCCGAGGATCACTTTCGCGCATAAACGTGTTATCCACAGACTCCATTTGAGAATTTGCGATGTTTGAAAACCACTCATCTCTCTGGGCTACGAATTCCACTGGGGTTTTGCAAAGAAGAAGACCTCCTACTTCAATGCCATCTGGGAAGCGACTATTAGGATTGCTTACCAAATACATTTCAGGGTGATCTGCTGCCTTTACAGGCTCCCAACCCTCTCGTAATTTTGAAGAGATGTTAACGGGGTCTGCGCTATTTAGAGTGCTAAGTCGGATCCATCTGTAGGCATAGCCTTCTTCTGGAGTGGGTTCCGGTAACAGTTGAGGCGGCATCCAACGCTTGGGGCGCATCGCTGATTCACGGCTACTTGCATCTCTTGTTTCACGTTTCTGATTATCCATTTCCATTTCTCCTTAAAATTGCGACCTCTTTAGCATAACGTTCCAGAGGAATGTTAAGCTTCCGAGCAATAGCTACTTCCGATGCCTTTAGTACGATTTTTTTAGGAGCCGTACTACGTGTAGCGGATGCAACTACATTTGATTTCGGGCGGCGATTCGCATCACCGGATTCACCAGACTCAAATTTATCTGGGAACACTTGGCGCAACCTACCGTTTAAACGTTGGTAGTATTCGTCACTCTGAGGATTAACGCCATCCTCAATGACCAGTTTGTCGTGCACCGCTAGTGCGAAACCGGTCATTTCCCTATCTTTACCCCACCACGAATCATTGGTTTTAAACCAATTTTCCGCTTTAGGATCCACTTGCGGTGCTTGTTTAAACTCGGGTTTTACATCAGTTACAGGTTCTTGTAAAGGCTTTGGCTTAAAATTGTTTAAACGCTCTGCCTTAATCTTGATGGAAGTCATCTCATCTTGAGCTTCCAGCAGTTGGTCAGAGTCACCAGCCTCATAGGCTTGTTTATACCTAGCCTTGGCTGCGTTTAAATCATTAGCCACATTCTTCTTGGCTTGTTCTAATAATGCAGAATTAGATTCATTTACCGTGCCTTTCAGCCGGTTGTTTTCCTGTAAAACTGCTTGGGCTATCCGTATAGCTTCATCTTTCTCCCGATTGGCTGCTTCTTTTGCCCGTCGTTCGTCATGATAAGCTTTATGGAATTCTCGGGTTTTAACCCGATCCCGCTTAGAATAAGACGCTAATTCTTCATCTGTAGGATCTTCTGGAGGTGTAGCCATTGGAACTCGACCACGGTCTTCCTCTGGAGTATCGTCTACAATCTCGATTTCTGGTTCTTCTTCCTTCTCTTCCTTTTCCTCGGGCTCTACTACTTTACTCCCAAGGCGAGACTGCTTTTCTTCAATCTCATCAGGAAACTCAAACTCAACTTTTTCAAATTCAGCCATATAACCCTCCCTTATGGTCTTTTAATGCCGCGTGGATCTTCTACGGTGGCTTCGACAGAATCATCGTTAATCAGCCGCCATTCAGTTCCATGGATTAGCATACGAGTGCCCGAATTAGGTCTAACTAATACGAAATCACCCACCTTGCAGCTTGGCCCACTAGGGAAACGTTTTTCATCTGTATATGCGTCAGGCCCCATCTTTGCCACAAAAAGCACTGGAGACAGTAGTTCTTCGTGGTGCATCATGGTTGCCGTCTTAACTAATCCCGCTTCGCTCAACTCTTCTTCAGCTTTAGGCAGCATACAAAGAATATGATACGTTGCTGGATCAGGCACTTGCTTTGCTTTTGCATCTGAATCTTCAGGCAATACCGTAGCGGTGTTGCCGTCTTGGCTAATTAAAATTTCACTCATCTTCGTCTTTCCTTAGTTTTCGCAACAGGTCTTCGATTAAATCCTGCGCGAACAGCAGACCTCTAATGCTGCCGCACATTTCCCGGTATGCGGGGAAGTCAATCGCACCCCCCGAACCCAAGCTCTCTTTAATCTCCGATTGACGTTTCTTTACTTC